ATATCTTGTACACTAGGTCGTAATTCATAATTGATTAGATATAGCATTTGAGGAATATCACGTTGATTCATCCAATCAACCGCTTCATGAAAGGTAAGTGTCTTTCCAGCAGGTTTTAATACATTGTAATAATGTTGATGCATGGAATGAAGGATACCTCTAAATTTAGCAGGAATCTCAGGAACAGACCGTGCTTTAAATTTGGCGGTATACAGTTGAAAGAGTTCATGTGTAACTGCCTTCAATTTATTTAGAACTACATCACATTGACGTTTCTCTTCTGGATAGATTCGCAGATAGGGCTGTAATGTATGAGCTTTCCACTGGGTTAACCAGATGAAATCTAGACGAGGTGTATTTGTTCGCATCATTCGCACATTATTATACGATTCCGTACGTAGTTTCCAACGTTTTCCAGTAGAAATTTCATGAATGGCAAATCCTTGAAAATTATGACGATAGCGTTCATTCCATTCAAGCAATCGTGCTTGAACTGCATCCCAGGTAGGGAAACTATGTTGTTTCGGTAAATACTCTTTGAAGGAGTCTAACTCACTGGAAGTGAGGGAGACAACGGTTCCATCTGTCTGAATTCGATTCGCTCCCACTAAAATGATTCTAGGAGAACGAATATCACAAACAACGCGATTCTCAGGATGTTGGAGGATCCAGCTGTAACAAACAGTTTTATCCAATGTGTCTATAAGACCCGTAGGAGTTGCTTCATGAAACAAGGTTTTAAACGATTTTTGAGAATAATACCGACAATTTGCACCAAGTACAGTTCGTGTATGAATCGTCCAAGACGTTCCATTCCAAAATTGACCAATAAGAACACCGTCCATAAAGGTTTCAATCGTATACTCTGTTATAGGATTTGTAGGAAGTGATTCACCTTCTTCACTCTTAGCTGGAGTCACAGAAATAGGACAATTATGTTCTATATCCCATACAACAGATCGAAAGAGTTTCACATGAGGTATTTTAAAATCAGAGCTTCCTTTTTCATATCGTAGGATTGCAAATGGATTCTTTTCGACAATCTTCAAAGATCCTCCTTCAGGAGTCTTCAAATACGCAAAGAGGTCTTTTGAATCTGGAAATCGTGTAATCAAGTCTTTAAACATCGTGTTTAATATATAATGACACCCTTCTTTATATCCGTAAGTTTATCAATTTTTTACTCTGAAAGTTCCTCAGATATAACCAGAGGAGATGAGTCTGATAGCGGAAGAAGACCGTGTCCCCGAGTTGGGGGATCGCATTACCATTATCAGTAAAGCCTATGGAAGTATTACAGGTCGAATTTTATATCGTGATGAAGCCTTAATTCGCGTAAAGCCGCAAGTGAGTATGGCAGCAAGTCGACGCACCTATGATTTTCCATTGAATCCTGAAACGGGAGAATTTCAAGAAAGTTTGGGAGTAGAACAGATTCAATTTCATGTAAAACGATCCTCTCCGTGGTTTTCAAAGCAATTAGCCATCTTACCCGAAAGTGATCTATTATTGTATACAACTGATCCAACTCCTCAACGAGTGCATGTACTTGATGTAATTTCTACGGAGGAAGAGGATGCGATTGTGATTCAACGTGAGGGACGGGAAGAGGCAGAACGAATTGATTTTGATTTTATAGGTCCTCCTCCTCCTTTGATCTATTTGGAACCCATTATTACGGAAACAGAACAGGTGATTCCAGACTTGGAACCAGAACCAGAACCACTTCCTGTGTTGGAAGCTCCCGGTGCAGTAACTGAAATAGCAAACATTGATAAGACCTATTCAAATCAAGAACAATTGGAAGCCATGTTAACAAGTCTTTTATCCGAAGTTCCAGTGGAACGACATACAAGTGATCGTGTTCAATATATATTAAAACGACAAGCATTCACATTTTTATCTATGAAACAAGCTGCTCAGGCAAAAACATATACAGCAACTACCTTGTTAGAAGCAATTCAATCCTATCCCACAGAGGATCCATTTGAAGCTGTATTGCCTGTTACAAATCTTCGTCGTTCATTGTATTTAGAAGATACACCACAGGAAACAGATTTATATAAAGTATACAATGAACTCGAAACAATTGGGCGTATGTTGACAATCGAAGCCTCTGGATTTGATACATCGAGTGAATCACGTGGAAATCGATTTGCAAAATATCTATCCTCGCTATTATCCATTCGATCTGGGTTATCAGAAGGAACACTTGCAACTCCCTACATTCCTAAACGAGTTGTTGTTGAACAAGATGTATTTCGAGCTCCCACGGATTCTCAAACACGCGGACTTGTGAGTGATCTTCCAAGTGGCTACAATAAGACAAAATCATCCTCAAAAGAAAGTACAAAATTAAAACAACGTTATATTGGAAATATATCTCATCACACATATCGAATTACTGGAGAAACAGTTATAAAACATCCTGAAACAGGTCAAATCATTCAAATTATAAAAGCAGATACATTGGATCCATTGGAGTATCGATTACTACCTCCCTCCATTGCACAACAACGCTGTACAATGACCCGAACGGGTGTTTTATTATGGGATGTTCGTCGTAGTGAACAGGTTCGCTTTCAATCTCAAATTGCTGAATCAATTAACACATCTGCAAATGTTCAAGTTATAGATGATTCTATGACATTATCCAATATTGTAGAAGAATTCAGTACAGTTCCATTTTATAATTTAGTAGATCCTACCATTCGAATCCTTCTAGATGGAATTGGACTTCGTCATTTGGAATGGACTCCTGAAATATATGAAACCGTCTCTGAATTGCTTACAAAACATCAACAGCAATGGAATCAATCCTATGATGAAGTTAAAAAACATGCAGCAATTTCAAAACCGATTATTCCAGCAATCTCCTCTGCAGTTGACGCAACCTCTCCATTGCTGACCTCTCTTACATCCAATCCGTTTCTTCAACCGGTTGTTCAGCAACTACAACAACGCGAATCAAGTTTGAAAGAGAATGATTTAGTTCTTGCAAATGGAATTTTGTATACAACAAATCGAACACTTCTTCCTCTTTGGTGGGGAACTGCATCAGGTCGATCTGAGGAATTAAAACAAGTGTTGGAGGAGCAATCACAGGTGATTCAATCTGAAATAAGACGATTAGCCATTGTTGACTCTCTTTCTGCAGAAAAAGAAGAGTCATTTCATGCAGAACCCATACTTAATACATGTGAACATGTCAAAGAATTGGATTTAATCCGTAGTGTTTCATTTGAAAAAGATCGTATGAAATTATTTGAATTATTCTATAATAAATATGAGAGTGGGACTCAAAATAATTGGATTCAATGCAAAGTCTGTCATCAAGATTTAGTATGTCGCCATGAACTTCTTCTTCTTCAAGAATATAAAAGTACCGTCAATACCAAAATATTACATAAAACAATTATTATTGAATTTGGAGATCGTGCTTATAATGGGTATTATATTTGTAAAAACTGTGGAATTCCATTTGCAGAAATTGAATATGATACAAATCCTGAATTTGATGATGATGGACATATATTACAAGGACGAAGTATCTTAACAGATGAACCAACTCCTTCTATGGATACACTGGATACTGCCACATTGATACAGGAAGAAGAGATGAAAGATTCAAAACTTGCAGAAGATAAACTAAAAATTTACAATGTTGTTAAAATATTATTTGAACATGCTGGTGCAAATCCATCTGAAGCAATTTATAAACGATGTGTAAATGCCATTTATCATCAATTGCTTGTCATGGAAGATCCGTATAAAGAACGAATATTTGCAAGAATTAAAACAAGGGTTCCAGCAGAATCTTCCATTGTTGCAACCTTGGTAACCATTCTTTCAGCTGGCTATGTTATTGCAGAATTACAAATTTCAGAAGATACTTTACCAATTTATATTACAAAGTATGGATGTGATTTTTCAAGAGATGGGATTCCACGTGATAAAGAAGGAACTGGATTGTTGGATTATATTGTATGTATTTTATTGGATATTGAATCAGGAACATATCCTTGGTCAGATGTATTGTGGATTGCGTACAATGGAGAAGGTCGTCGAAAAGTAATCTTACAAGAAGTGAAATATGCATTAACAGAAATCAGTAAATTACCAATTATACAAGATGCATTACATGCAGTACGTATGAAGAAAGAGGCGTCGGTGGTTGTAGAATCAGTTCCTGTCTTTCGAAAACGATTTGATGCACCTCCTGCCATTACAAATCGTGAAACATTTCAAACATCTGTTCAGACGTCTCCTCTTCCACTCATTCGTGCAGAAGTGATTGGACGAACAGAAGCTTTATCACAAGACATTATTCAAATGGCACACCAACATGCATTTGACACAAAGGAAGATCTTCGTGGGGCAAACAAACGATTAGATGGTCAATGTGAAAAAATAAAGTTACAGGATCTTGGATCCAATGGATTTGGAATTATTGGAATTCAGCCCGAAGGAACACAGCAAGAAATTCAGTTATTACGAGAGGCAACTCCTATTTTATTACAACGAGATCCAACACATTCCTTAGGAATGTCTCATTTTATCACTCCATGGAGTGTACACCCTCCTACAAAGAAAGTAGACCAAGATGTTACGTCTCTTTCCTTTCGTCTGTTTATGAAAGCGTGTTCTACCGGTCCAAATGCGGGACTTCCACATGAATATGGACCTGATTCTATCTGTCGACGATGTGGATTACAATTTCCAGTCGAGATTCTAAATCTTTCCGTAGAAGAAGACTTTGTTCTTGAACAAGAAGCCGTAGAAAAACCTGGTAAAAAATTAGATGAACTGCGAGAACGATTACAACAACTTACAACTCAAAAAGATAGTGTATCCAAAGAAGCCTTGGAAATTGCAGATATTCAAACCGACTATGATTTATTCCTTGATCTGCAAGATAAGATTCATTTACGCAAAAAAATAAATCCAATCACACTTTCCTCTCCTCCACCTTGGATGGATCAACTTACATCCGTCGTGAAAGAGATTCCAACCCTTTCTGCAAATTGGACGTTATTTATAAATTTTTTTAAAGGACTTGGTCCCACAACTCTAGAAAAAGATCGTGTTGCATCGTTTATTCCTCTTTCAAATTTAATTCCAGTCTATCTACGACAAATTACAAATCAATATATGACGCTCATAGGACGTGCCAATCAAAAAGAAGGACAAAAAACAATGAATGCATTTGCAATCCATTTAGAAACAATTTGTGTGAATGATGTACATTCAGTACGCACCCTTCTTACAATGTTTATAAGTCCACTGAAGCAAATTGCAAATGGAATTGAACATTCTGTAAAAGGAAGTAAATGGTTCAAAGGAATTAAACAAGATCATGAACAATTATTACAAGATATCTGGAAACGACATTATACCATTGTAAGCAATGCGCATGAAGCAATTGAAAATTATGAACAAGAATTATATAAAACAACTATTTTTAATGCATTAAATCGATATACAAATAAAACAAGTGCAATGCTTGATATATTATTTAATAATGTTCGTATTTCTGCTGGTATACGACAAACAGAATATAAAGATATGGTTCGATGGATCGTTCTTAGTTCCATCTCTCTTTTATTGGATGAATCTTCCTTGTTTTATGATGTAGAGTCTACAACTCCCATTATTCGACAAACGGTTGCTTCCTTTCTTGGAACCACCCTATTTAATCTGATGGAATCCATTCATAAAGAGTTGCAATTACTTAATAAATCTCCTGAACAGATTCGATTTGAAATTGAGGCGCGAAAACAGATGGAACGTCAAAAATTTATTGAAAAACAGGATGGATTAAAGGGAGATGCTGAAAAACGTGGAGACAATTTAATGAAATTATTTGGATTGGGAGATTATTCTCAAGGAGCGTTAACAAAGAAATTTAATTATGATGCAGAATATTATGAATTTCACCGTGAACAGCGATTGCAATATGGATTACCTGAATTTTCAGAGGATACGATTCCTGCAGGAGGGGTGCCTCCTACAGGGGAAGAAGATGGAACCTTTGATGAATACATTGGACAGAATGAGCAAGATGATTGACATGCTTAAACCAAATAATATGTTACCATAGTAGATGTCTTCAAAAAAGAAACGAATTACAACTCCTGGTGTAGTTGCCGCAGATGCATTAAGTGCTACGGACAAGGATGCAAAAATTCGATCCTTGTACAAAGAGCATTACGATGCGGCAAAGAGTAAGTATGGACCTCGAGTAGCAGTGCTATTGGAGGTCGGAACCTTTTATGAATTATATGATACAGAAAATATTCAAACAGGCACAAATCATACAAATGTGCGCGCCATTACAGAACTGTTGGGAGCTCTTCCAACGCTTCGTGCTGCCACAGAAGCAAATCACCAATATTTATTTTGGGGATTTCCAGTCAATTCATTATTCAAATATGAATCACAACTGATTGCAGCCTCCTACACATGTATTGTTATAAATCAAATGAAAGATGGAGGAGGGGCAGTAAAAGATCGAACGGTCGATCATGTTAGCAGTCCTGGAACCTATTGGGCATTGCAAGAGGAAGGAGATCATACGGTAGGAGGACGAAAAGAAGAGCAGGGATTGCTTGGAATTTTAATTGAACCGTATCGAAATGCAAGAGGTAGTTTGGAATGGCAAATGGCAACTACCCGATTCGATGTTACAACAGGGAATTTATGTAGTACTGAAACATCGGTTAGTTTGATTGATGATCGACCATCCTTGGATCGGTTAGAACCGTTTTGGGCAATGTATCCTCCTGCAGAAGTGGTGGTATGGTATGTAGGAACCTCCTTTCCATACAAAGAAGAAACAGTTCTTTCCTGGTTTAGTGGATTGCACAAACGACCGCCGGTTCATATTTATTGCAAGGATCGAACGTCTTTGTTGGGAGCTTCGGTATTGCGAGAACGATCGCATACTATGGCAAAATACTTTGAAAGCACTATGCACGATCTTCCATCCTTGTTAGGGGTAGAACGGCATCCCAATGCCTTTGCAAGTCTTGGATTGTTACTCACCTTTGTGCAAGAGCATGTTCCTTCTCTTCTTAGCTCTTTACATTCTCATGAACTCTGGCAAGAAGATCGTGAATTAGTCTTGGGAAATGCGGCGCTCGAACAATTAGGAATGATTAGTAATAATGCTGCAAAACCAAATGAATCTTTATTTTATTGGTTAAATCATGCACAAACCTTTATTGGAAAAGAAACCATTCGTGCACGGTTATTGCATCCCATTACGGATATAGACGAGTTAAATGCACGCCAAGATTGCATCGCCTCTTTACGAAACACAGAATCACAAACAGCGGTTGACAAAGGATTACGAGGGATTATAAATATGTCTCGCATTGCACGAAAGATTGCGCTTCAAAAGGCAACTGCCTTGGATGTGCTCCCTTTCTTGCTTAACCTCCAACAGATTCAGGATCTGTGTCAGTTGACAAAGGGATGGACGTGTGGATTGGATGAAACAACCTTGCATGAACTTATGACACACATTTTTACACCCACGCATAATCGATGGAATCCTGAACGAATTCGACAGGGATTGCAAGAGGCACCTACAAGTGGTCGACCGTATGCGCTGGGATCGGTGCATCCCTGGTGTCGAGGAGTTCATCCTGCCCTAGATGCCTTAGAAGATCGATGGAAGATCCACCAAGAAAATGTAAAGAAATTAATTGACGAATGGGAAGCTGCCATTAGATCACCTGATGGAATTCGGTTAGAGATTCGTGAAGAAATTCCTTTTTATGTAACAACCACTCAAAAACGATCGACCGAACTTCTTACCTTGGTCAAGACACGCGGATTTTTACCCATTACTGCTTCCAAAACTACCACAGGGCAATACCATCTCTCGTGTGAATTATTGGAGAAAGCAAATCAGGAAGGGGTCGAGATTCGATTGCAATGGCTTACCTTGGTAGAAGAGCAGTGGAAGAAGGATTGGGCAGATTGGTGGAAACAAGTTCATGCAAATAATCGATGGGCAGTTTTATTAGAATTTGTAGGAGATTTAGATGCAAATAATACCTTTGCAAAATGTTCTGATTTGTATGGATATGTTCGTCCCATCTATGATGCAACCTCTACGACCTCCTACATTCAATGTCAGGATCTACGGCATCCCATTATTGAGCGTGTTCGTACTGGCAGTCCCTATATACCTCACAGTCTTCATCTTGGATGTACCAGTGAAGAAATTCCCTCTGCGCAACATGGAATTTTATTGTACGGGGTGAATGCAGCTGGAAAATCATCCTTGTCCAAAGCGATTGGATTAACCATTTTGCTGGCACAAGCAGGAATTCCTGTTCCTGCCACAGCTATGAAATTAAGTCCGTATTCTGCCTTGTATACACGCATTTTAGGAAATGATAATTTATGGGCAGGACAATCCTCCTTTACGGTGGAAATGTGTGAATTTCGAAGCATTTTAAAAGGAGCAGCCTCCAAAACCTTGGTGTTAGGAGATGAACTTTGTTCTGGAACTGAAACAATTAGTGCCACTGCCATTGTGACAGGTGGAATTCAAACCTTGGTTGAAAAAGGAGCGCAATTCATTTTTGCAACACATCTTCATGAATTATTAGATCTTCCAGAACTTCGTGCATTGTCCCATGTCGTAAAAGCATATCATTTAACAGTACGATCGGATCTTACAACAGGATGTTTGGTCTATGATCGAACATTGCATAGTGGTCCAGGAAGCGCTTTATATGGGTTGGAGGTCTGTCGCGGGTTAGATATGGATGCAGGCTTTTTAGAAAAAGCCTATGCCGTTCGAAAACGGTTGGAGGGAACCGTTCGGGAAAGCCGGTATAATGCGGAGGTTATTGTTGCAGCCTGTATGGTCTGCGGTTCTAAAAAAGGATTAGAAACGCACCACATTATTCCACAAAAGGATGCGTCGGAGCATAAGTTGGTTCAGACCGGAGTCCAGTTACACAGAGACTCTAATTTAGTAACTTTGTGTAATATATGTCATGATAGACACCATGGGGGACTGATACACATCAGTGGATGGGCTGATACGACAAAAGGGAGACAATTAGTAGTTCGGAATTTAACGACCTCGTAAAATGGCGCCGGTGGCGGTTCCAGGGGCAGGGCGGGAGGTAAGAACCACTGTGGTCGGAGCCGTTGTGGTAGGAGGTGCAACTGCTGCAGTTGTAGCAGCAGCAGCGTCCGTCCCTCCCAACGTAATCATTGCTGCAAGTTTCTTTTCCAAATCTACAATTCGATTTTCTAGCTTTCGTAGCTCGCTACGAACAGGATTTCCTGCTTGTGTATTGACTCCACGTGAAAAGAGGATGGATGACATGGCTTCTATCCTAGTCATGGAACGAAATTAGGTTCCTTTTCCGCATAAAGAATAAAAATGAAGATACAACTATCCCGGGATTCTTACCCCTTAAGAGAATGTTAATACCTGTACGTTGTTTCAATTGTGGAAAACTCATTGGAGATAAGTATGATTATTATATACAAGAATTACGAAAGCGAAAGGGATCCAATACGTTAGAACCTATTTGTTTTGATGGAAAGAAAGATATACCTGAAACGGAAGAATCCAAACTATTGAAAGAGATGCAGATAACACGCTATTGTTGTCGCATCCCCTTTCTGACACATGTAGATCTCATTGAAAAAGTATAACCCCCTTATAGAAATGGTAGAACTTTCACTTCCAAGTGCATGTTATATTTTGGGGATGATTCTATTTGTTGGAATCGCTTTTTTAATTGAATCACGTCTTACACCCTATATGTTAGCCATTCTAAGTGGGATTATTCTTGTTGTAGCAGCACGAGAACATTATAATCGGTTTGATGCTTCCGAATATAAGGCTCAAACCTGGACCGATTACATTCGACGCAATGGACCCTATTACTTTTTTAGCATAATTATTATTATTGCATTAGTTGTTTATATTGTTACCTCTACCTCTCTTGGAAGTACAATGAGTTCTGCGCTGGGATTTGGTCCACTTACACCAGCAGCTCCGATCTCTGCCCCTGAAATGGGACCTGGCTTTGCACAAATAGGAGAGAATGTTGCAAAACGTCTCCGCTCTTTTCTATGAACTAGATAGGGAATGACAATTCAGGAATTACGACAGGATCTTGCCGCGTTTACAAAAGAAACACAAGCTGCTGTACGTAAATCATCGAATGATATTGATGCACTAAAAGCAGTTCAAACAAGTTGGAAAAAACATTTTCATGGACGTCTGGATACAGAGTCTGCAAAGGGATTTGTGAATCATTTTCGTCAATCAAAATCAAAAAAGACACGCCGCAATCAGCGCGGAGGAATGGCTCCCATTGCCTATCAGATGGGACCCGGTGTTCCCAGTGCTATGACAAATGGAACCTTTACAACAGATGTTTCGACGGATAAAGCCTCCCAACATGATTTGGATGTCTATTTTAATTCAGGAATGTCACGAACGGCAGGGACAGAGACGTGGCGATTTCCAACGGTTCCTGCTGGAATGGGATCCAACAAGGTGGGAGGAGGACGAAAAACCCGACGCCGTAAGCAGCGTGGCGGTGCTTCTTTATTAGAAACAATTGGACAACTGCCCTTTCAAGCAGCAGTACCTCCTACTATGCTGCAGACTGCGTATAGTGCTTATTCAGGACAACCATCTGCTCCCAGCAGTGATCCGACATCTCCTTCCTGGACAGTTCCTCCTGTGAAAAGTATCATTGATCCTAACGTGGTGACAAGGATTGGATCTAATATTAACCAACTTGTCACTCCTGTCCCTTGGAAATAAATATATAAACACATATACCTACGATAAAGAACATAGTATTTTATCGTAAGTCTAGTTAGAATGGCAACGTGTGTTACCAATGGAATTCCTTCCTTAGCAGAAATAGCTCCCGCTGTTCTGAATCGCTATTTTGAATCCTCAAATACATTCCTGACAAACCACCATATGCATTCCTATGAAGCCTATGTCTTTCGTGAATTACCTCAGTTTATTCAATCTCAAAATCCAATTACCTTATTGACTGATTTATTAACCGATCCTAAAACGAAAGAAAAAAAATATAAATACAAATTGGAACTTTATGTGGGAGGGTTGGAGGGGGATAAAATTTATATAAGTGCTCCCACTCTTCAGCAAGGAAATACTGTCCGACGATTATTTCCAACGGATGCACGTTTATGGAATATGACCTATGCTGTTACTGTATCTGTGGATATTACAGTTCGATATACAATTCTAAAAGAGACAGGGGAAGAAATTACCCAAGATGTTGAATTTAAGAATAATCAATTGTTTGTAATCCCCATTATGGTGAAAAGTCGCTTATGTGCAACGTATGGAGCTCCTTCTGCTCTTTTAATGGAAATGGGAGAATGTCGAAATGAACAAGGAGGATATTTTATTATTGATGGAAGTGAAAAAATTTTGGTAACACGCCAAGAACAAGCCTTTAACTCCATCTACGTAGGAAAGAAGGTAAATGATCCACAAATTAAAATTTATGGAAGTGTTGTATGCCAACATCCAAAAACAAAAGTATCACGCCGTGTCACACTGTATATATTAAAAGGAAATGCAAATAATTCACATTTAGAAAATGTAATCCGAATTTCCATTCCGCAAATGAATGGAACCATTCCACTCTTTATTTTATTTCGTGCATTGGGGGTGGAAACGGATGAAGAGATTGTTCGCATGATTGTACCAGATCCAACCGCTCCAGGAGGTGATCAGATTGAAAACTTCCTACATGAATCTATATTAGATGCATATCCTGTAATGAATCGAGCACTTGCCATTCAGTATATTCGCAGTTCGATTAAAGGATTTATTGAAGCCTATGTTCTTGATTTACTCAATGAACATGTATTTTCTCATATTGATAATACAATCCCACTTGCAAAAGCACAGTATTTGGCAGAATGGGTTCGAAAGGCAATTCGTGTTCACTTAGGACATGAAGAAGAAACGGATCGCGATGATATCAAAAATCAACGATTGTTGAGCAGTGGTATGCTCATTCGTGGATTATTTACAAATATATGGATTGAGTGGAAAAAGAATGTATTAACCGCACTTGAATCAAAATACAAATACAATCGAGATTCCTACCAGGAAGAACGATTCAAAGATTTAGTTGTTGCTGGAAATTTACGAACTTTTTTACAACCTTCCTTGGAGAATTCAAATGCCGCAGATTTAGAAAAAGATTTATTGCGAGGCTTTCGAGGAAAATGGGGAACCTCTCAGTACGATATGAAGGAGGGGGTTATGCAAGCATTGGGACGTTTATCATTCTTTGATACATTGTCTCATGCTCGCCGTGTTGTTGCAGATTTTGATACAAATATGAAAAGTCGTGGTCCTCGTAATTTACATCCCAGTCAATTTGGATATTTCTGTACGTCAGAAGGACCTACAGGAGCTCCTATTGGAATTACAAAAAATCTGGCAATTCTTAGCACTGTGAGCATTTCTGCAAATGTAACAAAGGTATTAGAATGGTTATTTACAAAAGGAGGTGTCTTTCCTGTTGGAGATACAACTACCAACATGCGAATTCGCATGGTGAGTGTACAAATAAATGGAGGTACTATTGGATTTGTGGAAGATCCTGTTCGATTAATTCGTGTATTAAAGTTTATGAAATGGACTGCTTGTTTACCTCCTAGCACCTCCATTTCCTTTCGAACAGGAGAGAAGATTCTTTGTATTTATATGGATGATGGTCGTCCGCTTCGTCCTGTCTGGCATTTGGGGATGGGTGTAGGAAGTGAAAAATGGCCTGCCATTGTGAAAACAGGCAAGGCACTTCCCTCCTGGCGAAATCTTTTATTGGGAACCTTTCCTGGAACTGCCTTTGTAAAAGGAATTGAAAGTATTACCTTTGTCGATCCCATTGAGAAGAAAGACGCAACCTTAGAAGAATATGAACTGTTTTTAGCTCCCTACATTGGTGCTATTGAGTATATTGATCTGTTTGAATCAAATGAAGCCTATATTTCCTGGTTTGGACCTGGAGATGCACAATTAGAACCAGAGCACACCCATGCAGAAATTCATCCCAGTGTGTTATCTGGATTAATGGTAAATACACTTCCCTTTGCCAATCATAATCAAACGACTCGTTGGCAATGGGCATCTGCTCAATCCAAACAAGGGATTGGATACTACTCCACCAATTATGATAAACGATTTGATACGTATGGATCTATTGCATGTACAGGACAAACACCTCTTGTAAGAACGTTATATTATGATGCAGTTGGTCATGGTGAAATGCCCTATGGATTAAACGTAATTATGGCACTTGCATGCGTAGATGGATACAATCAAGAAGATGCAGAAATTATTAATCGAACCAGTGTGGAACGAGGGATGTTTCATTCCTTAGCCTTGCGAAGTTACGAATTAACAGAAGAATTTGATAACTCGACAAAGATAGAAAAGAAGTTTGGAAATCCTATTTATATTAAAGCGTGGAGTGATGTGAAACCAGGATATGATTATTCTAAATTAGATGAACGAGGAATTATTCGAGAAGGAGAGGAACTTACTGAAAAGACCGTTTTGGTAGGAATGTATACAGTGGATAAGAAAAATGCAAAAGAAGGAGTGAAGGATGCATCCATTACAAATAAATTGTTTACACAAGGTCGTATTGATCGTGTGGAAGTCTTAATGCAACCCAATGGATATCGCCTTGTAAAGATCCGTGTATTGGAGATGCGCGTTCCTGAATTAGGAGATAAGTTTGCAACGCGCCATCACCAGAAAGGGACAATGGGAATGTTGGTGGATGCAATTGATATGCCACGAACTGCTGATGGAATTGTTCCTGATATTATTATGAATCCTCACGGGGTACCGACACGTATGACGGTTGGACAATTTTATGAACAGATTTATTGCAAGTATGGTGTGATTGCAGGAGGTAAAATCAATGCCACGAATTTTATGGATCGTGATACCACGTTAGAGACAGTGGGAGATTTATTAGAAGCCTCTGGATTTGAACGCCATGGAGAAGAAATTCTTTATTCTGGACGAACGGGAGCTCAAATTGAATCCTCTATTTTTATGGGACCCTGCTATTTAATGCGCTTGAAGCATCTTACGGAGGATAAATTAAATGCACGTGGGAAGGGTAAAAAAGAGATGAAGACTCACCAACCCACAGGTGGTCGTAGCAATGAAGGAGGAATGCGTATTGGAGAAATGGAACGCGATATATTAATTGCCCATGGAACAAGTTCTTTTTTGAAAGAATCCTTCATGAAACGATCAGATGGAACCAGTGTCTTGATTTGTAATGGATGCGGAACCATTCCCATTTCGAATCCAAGACTCAAATTATATGTATGTCCTATGTGTGATGGTCCTATCAAATTTAGTGGCGATACCAAGGATACACTTGAATTATTATTACCAATTACAAAAAGTCGTGTTACCTTCAGTCGTGTAGAGATTCCTTATGCTTATAAATTGTTAGAAGAAGAATTGAATACATATGGAAATATGTATATGCGTGTTATTACGGCAAAACATGCTCGAACCTTCCAACCCCTTAAGATTGTTGATATAGACTCTGAAGAATCCGTTGAAGAGGAATCTACCGAAGAACCCGCCAAAGAGACGCCCACCCTGGTGAATGTTGCAACAAATATTGTAGCAGAAGGTAGTCAAGCCATTCAAGAAACACTTGGACTTTCATCGGATACAGAAGAAAAGGCAATTGCAAAAGCTAATGCAGTGTTGGAAGAACCGATTCCTCCTCCTACGGAGAAAACAAATGAAACAGGGACGACCATTATTATTGAAGGATCTGCTCCTGCTGAAACAGTTCCTGCTGAAGCACCTCCTGCCCCTGCTGAAGCACCTCCTGCCCCTGCTGAACCAGTTCCTGTCCCTACTGAACCAGTTCCTGCCCCTACTGAACCAGTTCCTGCTCCTGCCCCTGCATCTACCGCTGCTGGAACAGAGGCTATACCGCCTTCTCTGACACTTCGTCCTCAATCAGGAGGAGCTGCGGCTGTACCTCGTCGTCGGATTACATGGAAAGGAACAGGAGAGGCTACACCAGGTCCAGATGAACATGTAACAGTTCTTAAGATTGGATAAATCTTTTTTCGAAAAAAATTGCAACGGATAATTGGCGCAAAGCGCAAATTATTCTAAGAAATTTTGTATCGTGAAAAGATAGGAGTAGGGAGCAAAGCTCCCTACTCCTATCTTTTTTCGAAAAAAATTGAAAGCATATTTTCAAGAATAAGAGTTCTTAGACAGCACTACGTGTGCGTGTCTGAAGCTGCTTCGTGCAGCTATACCCCTAACAAAAAAGAACGTGTTGCTCAGAAACGAACATAGATGTGTCTTACGCGGTTTCGACCGGTATACAATATACATTTTGTACAGTTACAATGGACAAATGATCTGTACCACATTCTTTTTTTGTATAAAAATGATGCTTAAGGAACAATTTCCATTCTTATATAAGAACAGAGATGAAAGAAGCCCTTCATAAAATTGTTGGATCTCGATCCATTCTGTTGGACATATTGGAACTTCGTGGATTTGATACAAAACCCTTTCAAAATGAACTTCCTACCGATCTTATTGCAAAAGCAGGAACCCCTCTTTTAAATGAAATCGAATTAGATCTCTTGCGCATAGATGTTCGTTCTAAAACGGATGATACCCATGCTCGTGTATTCTATTGGATGGGTGTTGCTCGTCATAAATTAAATGACAAGGAAAAGTTTGATAAACTTCTCCCCGAAGACGTTAAAGATACAGATCAAATTATTGTTCTATTGAATGAACCACTTCATAAGAATTTTCATGATACAGCCCTTCGTCAATGGGCACAAAAGAAACGAAGTGTGAGCTTCTTTGATATTCGTCATCTGATGTCAAATCCAAGAGATCACACAATGGTACCTCCTCATCGAAAGATGACTCCCGAAGAAGTAGAAGAACTGTTTAAGACAGTTCTTGTAAAATCAAAATCAGAACTTCCTCATATTAAGTATCATGCAGATGCACAAGCTCGTATATTAGGACTCCTTCCTGGCGAAATTGTAGAAATTACGCGACCATCTCCTACCATTGGAGACTATAAGGTGTACCGTATCTGTTCTGCATAAAACTCTTTATGACTTTTTTCTATTATACTAACATAAGAATATATTGCTTTGCAATTTATTCTTCCTTCTTATTAGAATGTCATTTAAAAAAGAGTTGCATAGCAACTCTTTTTTAAACTCAGATTCTAATTCTCTTCTATAATTAGAATGTCACCAATAAGACGGGATGCTTTGCGTCCCGTCTTATTGGTTCGTATTCTAATCTTAGTATAGAATAATCTCTCCGAGATTATTCTATACTAAGATTAGAATGTCAAATACACAGATCTTGAATCTTGGAGCATTTTCTTCCAACTTTCCAGATATTCCTCCCCAGCAATCTCAATTTATTAGAGATTATATTAATTATAGTACTGGAACTGTACAGGATCCTTCTGTATTACAAAATGATATTAATAGTTTGAATGAGTTAATTGCCTCACTAAAGAATGTTCAAATGAATGTGATTCGATCCATTCCTGAGTATACAAATCCAAATGCAGCTCCTACATTTTTATCCAATATTTCAACCGTTCATGTTGAGGCATCTACCTTGCAAATGCAATTAGATATTACGAATGCAAATATACAAAATCAAAACTTTAAATTAACGGGAAATATATCCGATCTTATGTTTTATACGTACTCCACTGCAACAGTAATACTTGGGATTATTTGTATATCTCTCATAACTTTTTTAATTTATAGATATCTATATACACCCGCTCCAGCACCAATGGTAGGAGGTCGAATCCAAAAAATGCTTCACATGAATAGAAGACATGTTGACTAATATGGTATGTCCTGCAACCCCCGTTCCATTTAATCCATCCAAAGGAATCTCAAATCCAAATCCCATCTCCGATTCTACCACAGGACGCATACCTGCGGCAATGGTTCAAGCCATGATTGCAGATCGTCGTCGTCAAGGTCTCTTACCCTCTATACCAATCTATTCCAATCCTCCTGGAGATCTTGCAACACAGATCAATAAAGATGCAGATATGTTTAAACAAATTCAAACAGAATACTGTTATTATGAAGCTCAATATAAACGAGCCCTTTCCGAGTATTTAACAGATGCTACCTCTACCGATTCCTCATTGAATGCAACTGCAAATACACGGATGAGAAATGTCGTAGAACTGAATGCTCGACTAAATAGTTTATTGGAAATTATGAATGCATTGGCACAAGAGCGTGCAGACAATGTTCAACAAAACAAACAATCCGTCAACCAAATGAATGCCACCATCAGTAAAAAACTCTCCGATCTTCAGGCTCAATATAATCGCATTAAAAAGAATGATAATACCATTTTACGACAGACACGTATGGTAGAATATACCAAAGAGAAGAATGAAGCAGTCTCAAATCAAATTGGTCTCTACATTGCGTTAAATGTTGCTGCGATTGGAATGATCTTCTTTGTTAGCAGATCCCTGTAAACATCCTATACTAGTTTATAATCTCTTTGAGATTATTCTCTCCTAAGATTAGAATGTCACCAATAAGACGATATGCAAAGCATATCGTCTTATTGGTTCAGATTCCAATTATAGCAGGAAAGATTCCTAAACGGAATCTTTCCTGTTATAATTGGAATGTCGTTTGAAAAAGAGTTGCATAGCAACTCTTTTTCAAACTCAGATTCTAATAAGAACGGAGAATAAATTGCTTCGCAATTTATTCTCCGTTCTTATTAGAATGTCACTCACACAGGCACAAAAAAATGTGTTATCGGCACAGGAATTACAACAGATTGAATATTCCCAAGATATTCAATCCGACCCTGCCTCTTACCAGTCCTATTTGAAAAATAATGTGGATCAATTGATGAATGAAACATTGGGACGAAAGCGAAATGCATTTAACAAATCATTAGTTGATTCGGGTCGCTATATGGATATGGATCACAGTACCCAACTGTTTAAAACAAGATCTTCCGATGTTGAGAAACTTCAGAAAGCGATCAAGGATGTAAATACACGTTATGAAGTGGGGGCTGATACGAATAAGAAATTAACACGACGACAATTTGAAATTAATGAATGGGCATATCACAATAAACTGGAAACTCTTTTTCTATTACAACTTCTGTTTATTTCTGTGTTAATCTTAGTCCTTTTTCTATTTTTATCAAAAAGTGGATACATTTCAAATGTATTTGCAGGAGGACTCTGTGTGATACTCTTTTTAGTTCTTGGCTATGTAATCTACGTCCGTTGGAGCTATACCCGTTCCATCCGCGATCCTCACATGTGGAGCCGTCGCAGCTTCCCTCTGGAACCCAATGGACCCCCTCAAGCGGCTGGGCAATGCAATGCGCAAGGAGATTATGTGATTGATGTGAAACAATTTCTTCCCGATATTATTACAAAAAATGTATCCAGTCTTGATAACAAGGTACGCAATGTTTTTTCAGATTTAACAAATCAAGCAACAATGTATCAGACATCTGGAGCAATCCCGAATGCATCATGCCCTCCAACATCTTCTAAATAATCTGTGAACTAAATAGGAGTTATGAGCTGGTTAGAAAGACTATTCAGAAGACAAAGACAAGCAGCAGCAGCAGCAGCAGCAGCACCATCTTGCGATAGTTTATATGGTGATTATATTCAGAAACAAACTGGGTTTACATCTGCAAGTTCAACTCTTAAAATGTGCAATACATCCGATCCTACAAAATATCCAATGAATATGTCATTACAGCCAGTTATTACCCCTGCACAACAACGATATAATACGGCACAACCGCTTCAAGCACAATTTAATAGTCAACTAACACTTTACACATCTCTTGTTGCAAGTACAAAAGCATTTATTGCCGCTGCACAACCCTTACAAACATATAAATCTATTCTTGAATCTCAGCTGAATGGTGCTACAATAAATAATAAAAATCTCCAACAACAAATTGCTACAAATACAAATACAGTAAATCAAGTCAGTGTGACTGTTCCTCAATTATCCCATATTGGACCTTTTGGTGCAAAGGATCTTAAAACAGGGGTTGGATACTCCTTTCTTGTTACATATAGTCTATTTTTCATTTTGGTTGCCGTTGTTCTCTATATCCGATTTAGTCAAACTGGAAGTAAGCCAGTATTAATTATATGTTTATTGATTATGTTGGCGGCTGCAGCAACTGGTGCCTATTTCTTTGCAATTTCTACCGATTATGGTCTTGGATTGGCAAATCCACAAGCTTATATTACAGACGTCACAACTACTATAAAAACAGATATTAATAATGTAGGAAACAGAATTAAGAATGCCGTAACATAGGCATAATCGTTTAAATTATTCTCCATCTTCCTTAAATCTTACTCCCACAAATTCAGTATCACTGGATCCGTGGGCAGCAATCAGTTTCATTCGATCACCCACCATGTTTTTCTTCATTTCTGCCATTCCTGGCATAGACTTCTTCCAATCTTTAAAGCGATTCCAGACATCAATCAATCGGATTGGACCAGCACCTGCTTCTATTACCAGATGTTCTGCCATGAATCCACTAAAGGTATCATTTTCAATGCGATATTTCTCACTTGCGGCTTTGACACACTCTGGTTCAATTAGACCGTGTTGTAAATACCGTGTTTCAAAATAATAGACAAGGATCCCAAAGTAGGCAGTTCGCCAGGAGATCTGCTTCATCTTTTCTCCAAGATGATTGTCTCGATGATGGATATATTTTTCAGGATTGATTGGTTTATCCGCCGTAACGAATTGGGCAATGTGAGGAATGATGCGAATGCGTCTCCAGGTACCATTGTCCATTGCACTAATCTGAGGAAGATCGTTACAGGCAAGAAAGATCTTGCCCATCATCTTAAACTTATCTTGATCACAATGTAAGCCACGGGCTTCTACCATATCTTCACCACTCATTTGTTTCATACGAGCGGCGTTGATCTTTTCTCCATTATCAGGTTCTCCACAATAGATATATCGTTTGCATTTGGTCACAATCATATCTGGATTGGCAGCACCACTATCAGGACGTTTGCGCGTCAGCGCGGTTGTCTGTAACGAAGTGGCATAATCTCCAAAGGTATGACGTTTCAACGTCTGCTTCATTGATTTTCCATTGGATCCTCCTCCTTGATCAATGTAGAATAATTGTTCTACATTTTCACCTAGCAGACAGGATGCATCCAAGGTAAGGACATATTCTCGCAAGATAGGATCAGGATATACATCTTCATAAAACTTAAAGATGGCTTTGTGAACAGAGGTTGGTGCAGTGGGATCATAGGGTTCATAGGAAATAGGATTCAAATCTTCGGATCGTCCCATTTGAAACGTAATATTATCTTCAGGGCGACCAGGGCGAAATAAGACACGTGGTTTGCCAAGTTTGTCTTCATTATCCCAATGGTGGAGTTCAATCACACCGTTGGCAGCTCCAATCAGATTTGAATTGGTATTTAATCGTAGAATAAATTCTTCATCATAAAATTTCTCGCAACAAATGGCAAAGACCGAATTTAGAAAGGGAGACGTTCGTAATTTCTTTTGAATGCTTCGAATAAATTTTCGTTTGGCATCCCATCCTTCTACCTCTGTAGGTTTACAGATTCGAATCATTTCCGTAAGGTGTACATCTACATCCAAATAATATCCCATCAATCCTTCAGGATCATACATTAATGTTCGAAATGCAATGGGAGATCGAAGTGGTTTCCAACTATGTCCTACAAACTGAAACCATTCAGGAGCACCTCGCTTGGCACCCAATGAACAAATAAATTCATGTTTATATAATTTATACATCAGATTGGCAATATCTACATGGGTATCGCTGGCATTCATCATGATCCAATCTCGAATATTTTCACTCAAAATTGCATCAAATACAACAGGATTATCCTCTTTTGCCCAATATTGCAAGGTACCAATACGAACTGGATGTTCATGGTGCGCTGCCGTAATTTTATTCCATTTAGTTTTCAAGACAGCTTCTGAATAAGATGCCTTCTTGTGGGAAGGATCTACACGACGAGTAATATCGCACCATGCTACAAAGGATTCTTCCGTATTGGAAATATTCTTCAAACAGATGGCAAGCTTAATCCAGTCGTGGTAATCACCACATCGGATTTCAGGATCCAAACATTCTTTCACTAATCGATAGGCTAATTTAATATCATCTTCACTGGTAGGAGTCCCAATTGGTTCACTTCCTGCATCAGATCCAGCCTCCCCCTGCGGTTCATGCCGAAGCACTGCCGAGGGAGGGGAAAGAATCGGTCGAAGGGGCGCCGCTTTTCCATGTCCCCACGTGTTCAACAAGGTTCGATATTCGGCAGCAGTCTCTTCTCGCATCACAAGAGGTGTCTTTTCAGTATGACCCTTTCGAATCGATAATAATTTTATAATGTCAAGAGGATTCTTCGGAGGATCGGCTTCCTCCATGGCATTGAATATGGCTTCTGGTAAATCTGCAAGAGACACTCCCACCAACTCCGCACGAGGAATTTCAATCACTTCTTGCACTTTGTAGGGAGCTACATTCGGCTTGCCTGCCCCATATGGATACCAACCATTACGATAAATAACGGATACATCAAAGCAATCGGTTGCATCTTTCGTATTATGTGTATCTCCAAAGATAGTTTCAATAATGTTTTGTTCCAATAAATACCCACGAATCGCAAATTGAACTTTGGGATCTGTGGTTATATTGGGACATTGAATGTGAATTCCATCCTTATGTTTCTTTCCTTCATAGACGGGTCCTGGACGGGTTAATATATAAAAGCTTAGATTATGAGGAAGTTGTGTAATGTCTACAAATCGGGCAAGCGCTCCAACATAACTCGATACAAAGGTATGAATCTGTTCTGTGGTAAAGCGACGTTCCAAGGGACGATCTTCAGGTTCATAGAGGAAATCAAGATCAATCAAGACAGGACCGTTTTCACGATGTCGTTCTACAATCGAACAAGATCTATGAGATCCAAAGATAGAGCTATGCATTAGTTCTAGAAAGGTATCAAGTTCAGAATCAGGTATATAATATGATCCCGTATCCTTTCCCATTCCCGTAAAATTACATTCAACGCCTTTCTCGACTCTATGAGAGTCTAGAAAGGTTTGTAAAGTTGCCATATGTGTAATAAATATATACCGATGAACGAACGGTCTCAATTTTTATAAACTAATGTTCGCATTCTTTAAGAAGACAAAGGGATCACATCCTGGCAAATCTACCGAATCCTTTTGTAAAAAATAATAAATCCCTTCGTCAAACGGAATCTTGGATCCTTTTGGACAGGGTGTGCCATCGGTTTGAATTCCATGTAATAAACAAACAGGAGTAGATCCCATATGACCAGTTGTCGATCGTTCTAAAAAGGACCAGAATGAGGGAGATACATATTGATCTAATGGAAAAAATGCATGAATCGAATAAATTAAAAGAGCTAAATCACGTCCTTGATGTATGGAAGAGGATTTAAAAAAAGTTCCTGCTTCAAACACAGGGGTTCCCTTCATACAAGATCCTCCAAAATCAATGATGACAACATCATGCCGACAATCCCATGGTTTGGATAAAAGAGGATGATCTAATCGTCGTAAAATAGATCGACTTCTTGCCGAAGTATGTCGAATTAATACATTATTTAATTTTAAATCACGATGATAAAATTGCAATTTTTTTTGTAAAATAGTTAGATAGATTGCAATCTGCATCAGTACATCTAACACCAATGCATCATTCTTCTGACGAGATTGTTCAAGTGATTCTGGAAGAATTGCGCATGTTGCTGCATTTGTTATTCGTGATAGATAAATATGAAAATAATCTAAGAGGGTGGATCCTGGTACCCATTCCATTGCCATACAGAATGATTGTGTTGTACGTGTGGTGATTTCATATAATTTTGGAATTGCAAAGCCAAGCCCAATTTCTGTAAAAGTTGTATAGGCAATTGCATGTAAAATAGCTTCATGTAGTGTATATGAAGAGGGTTCCTTCGTTTCTTGCTCTTTAATTACAATATTTCGTGAATCACTGGATTGTATTGGTTGGGTTCGTTTTGCATGATAGACTGTTCCATAGGTTCCAACCCCTAGGACAGGTCCTATTTCATATAAGGTACTTCCCTCCTGAAGCGGGGGGATGATTGTATATATATTTGTGGAATAGAATTGTAACTGGTGAAGATCCTTCCAACAAGGAACATCATATACGTTGGAGGTTATAAAATAACACCCTTCTAATCCGTATGCATCTAGACGATGCATCCTAATAAACGAAGAGAAAATCCCTTTGGGATTTTCTCTTCGTTTATTAGGATACTGATAAACCACCTCCGTTTCACGGAGTCGGTTTATCTGCATCCTAACAATACTAGAGAATATATTCTACAAAAATATTCTCTAGTATTGTTAGGATCTAATCTATATAGTTTGATCTGCTTTGCAGATCAAACTATATAGATGCATCCTATTTTATAGCAGAGAAGATTATAATTTAAGTTTTAATCGTTGATATATTAGAATATTATCTCGAATACTATTATATTCTCGATCAATATCTACACGTTGTGCAGGTGATTTACTTGCTTGAAGCTTTTTATATGTCTCTTGTAATGCTCGATCTATATCTTCAATCTTGATCGCAGAACTAATTTTTCCTGTATACTCTTTTTTCAAAGAAGGGGCATAGACTGCCAGAAAATCAATTCCTCGTTGAATAATCACATCTTCGATCTGATCAACATTTGTTGATTCTTCACTTGATTCTTTATGCACTTCTTTACTTTCTGATAGTACCTCTTTTTGTGTTAGGGATCCAGTGGTTCCTGGTGCACTTGCAGATTCTTCGGAAGATTTACCAAGTGCACCAAGAATACTTCCTGCTTCCAATCGACCTTGAATGCTCTTAAATGTTTGAACAGAATACGTAGGATTTTGTAAATATTTAAATATGGATACAATGATTTCATCCAGATCCTCTTTTTTAATAATTGGATCAGTAGGTATAGTAAAATCACGTGTATATTTATATTTGCTTACAAATGCATTTTCTCGTTGAGCGTCTTGTTTATCATCATTTGTGGGTCCAGATTGTGATTTTCCACGAAAGGGAGGAACATTGTATACTTTATCTTCATGTTCCTTATTTTTTTCATTCTTTAGTTTTTTAACTAATTCTTTTCGACGTGCTACAATTTCTTTAAGTTCCTTTACATTTTCGGTTGCAGTATCCAGGTCTGTTTGTGCAACGTCTTTATCTTTTTTCAATTGATCACGTTTCTTAAAATAGGGAAATACATATTTTTTTGCAATTCCATCTGTGATTTGTTGATTAAATGTATCTTCAAATTCCTGTTTATCCTCTTCTAATTGGTCAATCTCATCTGTGGTTTTTTGAATTGTATCATTTAATGTATTAATTTCTATCAACAATCGATTCATTGCAGCTGAATCTGATGCTTCAATGGCATTCTCTTGTTTTTCTTGTAAATCATTTAATTCATCTAGATATTGTTTAAGTTTGCTTTCTTCTGCAATAATTGCGGTTCGCGCAGTCTCTAAGTCAGTTTCAGCAGTTTTTATGTTAGTTTCAGCAGTTTCTTCCTCTGGTGTTTTTGAAGATTTTGAGGGAAGTGCTCGTATATCTGTTTCTAATGCCGTTAATTGGTCTATATATTTTTTTAATTTTTCTTCTGCCTTTTTCATTTCTCCTACTGCCTTATCTCGATGGTTGATTGCTTCATCCCTTGCCTTTAATGCTGCTCCCAACGGTTTGGATCGTATCCCCTTTCCTCCCGTTGGATCTATAGATGCCTCCTTCCCCGTTGCCTTTTCTGTTAATGTACCAATAAAATGAAGTTGATGAATCACTGCTAAAAAACACATTTGCATTTTAAAATCAGGATTCTTTATTGCAATTTCATATGAAAAATCCTTCTTTCCGCCTGGAATCGTAAATAAATACTGGCAAAGATCATTTTGAAATATAAATTTTTCTTCTGGTGACATATCTGGATGATGCATGATTCCTTTAAAATTCTTTATAATTTGAAGAAAGGCATATCCGTTTACTGCAGCAATCTTTCCATATGTATCTGGATTTTTTAATAATTTTGTAATGCTATTCGGTTGTGTTGGATCTACAGGTACAAGATTATCCTCAGACACATTTGATTCAATATTTCCATTATCATCAGATGTTATATCATATATGTGGTCCGTAATTTGTTTTGTAATTGTTGCATTTATTACAGTAATTAATGGAGGATCCACTGAATTATCTGATTTTGTATATATAACCGTATCCCCTACTTCATATACGTATGGAATATCTTTTGTATCAATATAATAATAGGGATCTGTATTTTTAAAATATTTATCTAAATTATCTCCACCACCACCTCCACCACCACCTCCACCACCACCCCCACCACCACCACCACCACCACCCCCACCACCACCACCACCTCCACCACCACCACCACCACCACCACCACCACCACCACCACCACC